TTTTGGTTCTTAGATGGTAACTTTACTAAATTATCAAAAATTTTATCTTTGAGGGGGTAATAATGATGCAAAATAGAGAACCCTCAAGACCTAAAAAAATAATAACAACTAGAAGAGGTAAGCCATTTAAAACATGGCTTATCTATTACAAGCTTGATGGCAAAGAGTGTAGATTTACCTCTGTGAGCAAAGACAAAGTTGATGCCAAAATAAAGCAAGTCAAAGAGCAAATAGAACATAATGGTGGCATTTACAGATCAACCTCACTTGCAAACTGTCACAAGCTATTCCTGATCCACAGAGCCACAATGATTGGTGTTTTGGATGGTATTAGCAGAAGACATTACGAAAATGATGAAAGACATCTCAGGCTACACATATCACAGTATTTTGAGCCACAGACTAATATTACAACGATCAATGCAGGGCGAATAAACTTCTTCAATGATGAAATGAAAAAGAATGGTTTATCAGGCAAAACTAGAAGAGCTATCTTGTCTACCCTGAACCTCATGTTTAAGTATGCTATTTCTATGGGATGGGTAAATCATAATCCATGTAGTAGATCAGAAAGAGATATTATCAGAGGATCATCTCAGGAGAGAGTTGATTTTAGTCTTGAGGAGATCAAAAAGCTAATATCTGCTGCACAAGATGATAGTCCTTTGTATTACAGTTTGTTTTGGACATCAGCTATAACCGGTATGTCAGCAAATGAGTTAGCAGGTCTGCAATGGTCAGATATAGATTTGTACAAAAGAAGTCTGAAGGTTGTAAGAACTGCCCATAGAGGTGAGCTACAACCAACTAAAACCAAGTTCAGGGAGAGAACTATCCCATTATGCACAAAGCTTTTACAAGTGCTGAAAGATTGGCAAAGGGTCTGCAACTCCAATGTTTTTGTTTTCCCCTCTGCTAGAGGCTTACATGGCGATCAGGATGCATGGAGAAAGCAGATAAAGCATTATTGTAAGGTTAGTGGAGTGTCATATAAGGCAGACCCAAAAGATAGGGATGGTAGAGGTTTAGGTGCTTTTAGAAAAGCTTTCTCAACGACTATGGATGAAAGACTACAAGTACCACCAACAACCAATAAATATCGTATGGGTCACTCAAAGAGATCTAATACTGCAAAACATCATTATACTTTTGCTGATAAGGATAGGGCGCAATCACCTGATGATTATGAAAGATTGGTAGGTATGATAGAGGGGAGTTAAAGAAACATTTTAGTTTGTGTTTCAATTATTTTCCAAGAAGTTGGGTTTTGCATTGAGTCAATCTTCCTTGCCATTAACTCAGGACATTTGTTTTTATCTTTGAAATTTCTTGCAACATTTGTGCTATCAGCTGATGCAAAAGGGTACATTGTGCCTGATAAAGACAAGCCTCTCATCATGTGTATATGTGGCAAATATTTATGTTTTTTTGATAAATGATTAAATAACTCATCAATTTTTGAAATCCATAAATCAGAACCAATTTTCCAAAACTCTCCTGAACTACCAAAACATATTTTAGGATAATTATCTGTTAGAAAATCTAAGTAATCTAATGGTAAGTGTATATGAAAAACTGGTGCTGATATTTCTTTTGGATATGGAAAATCTTTTAATAATTTTTTTTGTTGTTTTACTGATCCATCAATAAAGTCAGGTATTACTGCCCAGTGTGGATGTCCTATTTTGTCCTCTAACCATTTATAATATTCTTTAAAATCAATCTTAATATTTTTTGAAAATGCACTAAATGCACCATTATCAAACATTATGGATTGTCCAATTTTCATGCATATATCAACATTATCAGGTCTAAAAAAACTTACACAAAAGTTTTTACCTGCCATTTTATAAAGCTCAATTAGTGGTGTTAATGGTGTTCCATGATAGTGGATCACTCTGAAGTAACCTTTACACCTAAATGATGACCAACAAGTTTGACATTGTCATATTGAATTTTTAACAATTCATGCAAACTTTCTTGAAACAAAAATTGATTATAAACTTTATCTTGAAACTTGTTGTAATCTTCAACATCAATTTGTGTATCTGACAAAACCTCTACATCATAAATATTTACTGACTTATCGTTTGGGCAACGACAAACTAATTTAAAGTTGTATTTGTGTGTCATGCTTTTTACCCATCCAATACCATATTGCAAGACAGGCTAACATTTTGCTAACAAACATTGTTGTTGTAGCTAATATGCTAAAATTGCCAATCATAATTAAAAATATTGCACTATCTATTGGTGTTGAAATTAAAGAGCTTAATAATATTCTTTGATGCAAAGGTTTCTTTGTAAAGCTATAAACACCCCAATCAACTGTCTCAGAAACAAGAAAAGCAACAAGTGAAGCTACAGCTATATATGGATTAGCCATAATATAACTCAGAAAAGCTCCTATAAGCATTGCAATAAAAACTCTATGTCCAATCTCTTTTTGAGCAAAATCCCTCAGAATAAAAATTAAACCAACAACTATGCTCATAGGTGGATACATAGTGTCATAAAAGGGTATTAATGGCACATAAACAAATCCAATATTTATCAATGCTATTGATAATATATAGGCTATTGTATATTTATAATTTTGCATTTTTTTCTCCTTTTAGTGCCATACAAGCTGCCATAGCTATGTAGGCTAATAAATCTATCCAACTATCCCTATTCTTTGGATCATGGAATAATCTAGTTAGTTTTGTAATTGCTAGTATCAGAGGAGATTGAAAAGGTTTTACTTCCTTATCTATAACAAGACCTAGACCTTTGGCATTGATCTCAAAGCTTTTGTTGAAATCTCCATACTGCTTACCCCTGATCTCAATCATATCTGCTGCTTGGCGCAAGATGTCAGAAGGGGATTTCATCATCCAAATCCTCATGCACAGTGTCAGTTTGTTCTTCTTTTATTTCTTTTTTAGGCTCTTGTTCTGAAGATTTTTCTTCCATAGGAGATATTGTTCCGGTCATCCATGTATCACTTCTTTGCCTTACATTGATCCAATAATTTTTATTATCTACAACCAAAGTGCCTCTAAAATCATCATGCCAATCTAATTGTTTGTTTTTATTTATGTTCAAGTTTAATGTCATATTATCAACACCATGTTCTTTGTATTTCTTATCCAAAGTAGTTCTCCCTCTGTCCATTATTTAAGTCGTGTATAAATTGATCTTTTTTTTGTATTTCTTCTTTTCTTTTAGCGCACTTATCGATGACCATTTTGCAAAGAACACTGTCGTTATTTAGAGTTTCTTTTCTGTCTTTGTAAAACTGGGTAAGATCAACGAGTTGAGTAATCTTTTCTATTTGATTTGATAAATCCTGAAATCTTGCTTGTCTGATTTCCAATACTTGTGCATCTTCTTTTTTCTTATCTTGTAGCTCATTTAATCTTTGGTTAGGTATTTGTATTGGTTTTTTCTGTATCAAAGCATTTGATTTTCTATCAACTGCATCTAGCTCGTTAGCAGAGGCATATTCGCCACCTGATATACCAAGACTAGCTAAACATCTTCCTATAGCTGATGTTTCTGCATTCTCTAGTGCAGAGGTTTTATTTACATGACCCTCGCCTCTAATCTCTTCAGCAAAACCTGATCCAAGTATGCGCCCATCTTTATCTGATGCTATTGCCTTGATGACAACCCTTTTACCATCATCAACAACAATCTGAGTATCAAAGCCAATACCTAATCCTAAAACTGATCTAAAAGCTTCCATCCTATGAACAACCTGAGTGTATTTCTTGCCACCCTTTTGAGGTACTCCATGTTTCTCATGTAATACTTTCACTAGCTCCATAACTGGTTTCAAATCTGTCATCCGGTACATTCTCCTAAGTTTGCTTGACAAAAATATCCTTGCTGATCAAATACCCAATCTTTTTGTCTATCAACATTATCTTTTAGTAAGTGCATTTTTCTGTCATGGTTAAAGTAGCCATAATCTCCCCTATGTTTGTGTTCATTTTCAAGATCAAGCCACCATTTAAATTTTTCAGGAAATTCTTTACAAAGCATTGCAAGTTGATCTTCTGATTTTAAAAAACATCCGTCACAATTTCCATACATAGTTTTGTTTCTTACTATCGGTAAATTTAATTTAAAATTTTTTTTTGCCCAAAAATCATCTATAATTTGTGCAGTAACTTTGTTTTCACCAAGGGGAAACCACCTACTAAATACATCTTTTTTTTGTTTGGCATTTAACCTTGTTGGCTCGTCATATCTTATACCAACTGCATTAATCCAATTTTTCCAACCAATCTCAAGTGGGTTTCTTAAAAATCTTTTTGCTGTTCTAATCTTTAATTCAATCGTACAAAATCGCATCAAGACATTCGGCAAAACTTTTTTGTATTTAATAAGTTTTTCAAAAGGCTCACCATTACGACTAGCTGAATTGTGATTGACTTCCTTGTAAGTAACTTTTCCATCAACAATGTCATACTCTAACCAAACAATATTGACGTTCCATCTATGTGAGCATTCCTGAACAAAATCCAAAGTCTGTTCCATCTCTCGCCCAGTATTTGTAAATATAACTTTTGCTCGATCAGGCAGACCATTGTTTGCTTCAAGTATTTTGTAAAGCATGAAGCCACTAGTCCTACCACCACTGAAACTAATCTGCACATTTCCTTGAGGTAAAACATAACCTTTTGTCATTTTGTTTCCTCAACAATCTCAATAGTTTTTCTGAAATTTTTAGCCACTTTGATATTTATTCCATGCCCAAAACAGTTAAGAGCATCTTTAGGAACAAGCTTTTTCAGCTTTGCCTCATATTCTTTGTTAGCTACTGCAGCACCCTTAGTCTGAATAAAATTAAGGGCAAAATGCTTAAAGTCCTCATTAGATGCCATGTCATAAGGTTTTCTTAACTCAGGGGGTATTGGTGGCTCTGAGGTAACAATGTCTTCCGGTGGTGTATCTAACTCGACACAACCATGAAAATAAGTAGCTATATCAATCAGTTCTCTTTGATATTGAGGATCAATAGTGATCTCTTCCAACATAGGCTCATTACCCGATCTTAGAATACTCAACACCCCTTTTCTAACTGTTTTACCTAAATGCTGAGACAATAGGTAAGCATTCCAGTTTATTTGTGGTGTATAAGTTTTGAGTAATCTTGGTATTACATCAGACCAACTCTCATCAGCTTTTGGTCTACCATCAGTATATTTTGCATCAATAACTGCTACCTGATCATCATAGTTCATAATTGCACCATCAAGAGTGCATCTCATAAACTTATGTTTTTCTGAGGTTAGAACCTTTTGATATAAATCTATTTTGTAGCCATATTTTCTGCTGATCCATGCAAGGTTTAGTGGTTCTGTTACTAAACCCATCATAACCGGAAAAATGTCTGTAAGGTCTTTATTTTCAGACCTACCAGTTTTTTCTTCCCATAAACTATAAACAATATTTTCATCACCAGTAGCTAATCTATTCATATCGCTACCACTGATAAATTTCTTACGAAACTCTAATTCTTCATCAGAAAATTTATATTTATCAAAATAATCATGCATACCTTTTTATAACCAATAGTAATATATATTACAAGTTTTAAGTTATAAATGGTAATAATTTTTAATAGATTTGGCGCAAACCTACGATTGCATGAACTCTACCTATCTGAGATTTCATAAATTTTACATGGTTATCTGATTGATAAGTAGCGCAAAGAAAGTGGTCATCAGTTTCAGATATTATGCAGCTAAGTATGGCAATCTCTTCATCATCCTCAAAAGTAGAAATAATAACTTCATCATCATTTTTTATCTTTTTTATGGGATCAATATATATCAATTCACCATGCTTAAATCTTGGTTGCATTTCATGCCCAACAACAAAACAACTATAAGCTGATTGATTGTTTTTTAGATAATCAGGTCTTTCAGTTGTAGATGCAAATTTATTGGTAATATTTATTTTACCATCAAGAGTTGGCATACCGAATACTGGTAGCTGCTGAACTATCTGAACTTCAGTGACATTGTTAGTGTTGTTCTTGTAAGTATATATTTCATCTTTTTGCACCCTGAATAGTTCAGATAATTTATTTAAATATTTAGTTGGATCAACTGATCCTCTTTCCAATCTGCAATATAAACCTTGTGTAATATTTAAATGTTTAGATATTTCAGATTGACTTAAACCTTTCTCCATTCTCAATTTATGGAGATTATTAGAGTGTTTCATTCCAAGTCCTTTTTTTTTATACTTTAGGTCTTACTTGAGCCAATTCCTAAAGTTAATTTTGTTTAAAAATTGTGCAATTATAACTTATATGTAATTCATAAACATATATATAACAAATTATTTTTTTTTAACTTGTTAAGAGTAATAAAAATTACTTTTTCTGATTGACCATATTTATTTTATTGGTTATTTATATTACTATTAGGTAATAATACATCATATATGGTAATAGAATGAAACTTACACAATATCTTGTGCAAAACGAAATAAGTCAGAAAAAATTAGCAGAAATATTAAAAGTATCACAACCAACAGTTCATAAATGGCTAAACAACAAAGCCATTCCTTCAGGCAAAAGAATTATTCAAATTGAAAAACTAACAGATGGAAACGTCAGAGCTAGGGATTTTATAGATGGGTAAAGCTAGTAGAGATAAGGGTTACAGAACAGAAAACAATGTCAGAAAATATGCTGAGATACATGGTGTCAAAGCTTACAGAGTGCCATTATCCGGTGGTGGTTCTGTCAAAGGTGATGTTGTTTTCAATAATGGAATAGATGAACTGGTGTCTGAGGTAAAATGCAGAGGCAATGGTTTCAAGCAAATCTATAAGTGGCTAGAAGATGATGAGAACGATTTATTGATCCTGAAAGCAGATCACAAAGAATTTTTAGCAGTAATTAATTTAAAAGACTTTTTTAATTATTTTGGCAATCAAAAAAAGAAAGGTGGTGATGATGTCTCTTAATGCTATGAAATGGGCATTTGACCAACAGACAAAAGATGCAACTGCCAAGCTAGTGTTAGTTGCCATAGCTGATCATTTCAATGAGGATTTAGGATACTCGGAATGGAGTTCATATTCTCGCATTGCCAAGATAGGTTGTTGTTCTGAGAAAACAGTTCAGCGCAAAATAAATGAGCTTGTAGCAGTAGGTTTTATCAACAAGGTGCAAAGAGGTTTTAGCAAACCAAATGTGTATTATTTACCTATTTATGAGGTCTATAAAAAGAAACAAGAAATGCTCCATATAGGTCAATCTGACCACTCCATTGTGGACAACCATGTCCAGTCCAATCAGGACAACCATGTCCAACATGGATTGGACAACCGTGTCCAGTCAAGAGTGGACAACCATGTCCAACAAACACAATATAACTCAACTATTAACACAAATAATATGTTTGGTGGACAAATGAAAAGGGAGTTAAGTGAAAAGCAGAAAAAGTTTATTGAAGTTCTGATAAAAAAAATACAAGCCAAAGCGCATGATAGTCGGTTCAGCTATTCCAATTATGAGAAGATAAGAGAAGAGATGAAAATAGGTATGCTAAAGAAAGATGGTTCTTTTGAAAAACTATGTGAATATTATGAGTTGGAAATTT